TAGCCATAAACCTAAAAAGATTATGATTCATGGTAATCATGAGGATCGTATTGATAGATTTGTAGAAGAAAATCCAGAGTTAGAAGGATCTATTAGTATTGATGATCTAAAGTTTAAGAAATATGGTTGGAAAGAAGTTAAGTATAAAGATATAAAAGTTATAGATGGTGTACATTACTCTCACCATTTGCCATCTGGCATCATGGGTTCTGCTATATCTGGTGAAAATATTGCACGATCTATCTTGACAAAACACAAAGTTTCTGCTACAGTGGGTCATAGTCATTTGTTAGATTATGCTATATCTACATTGCCAAATGGTAGAAAACTGCATGCTATGTCTGCAGGTTGTTATCTTAGCCATAAAGAATTTTTTGCTAGAGATACACAGCATATGTGGTGGAGTGGTTTAATAGTTAAAAGAGAAGTAAAGAATGGTGATTATAATCTAGAAACAATTGATATCAAAACTGTTAGGAGAGAGTATGGAAGCTGATAATGTAAATAGACCAGTGCATTATATGCATGGTAAAAAAGAAACTATTGATGTTATATGTGATTGCATGACTAATGATGAGTTTCATGGATATCTAAAAGGTAATATCTTAAAGTATGTTGCAAGATATAAATTTAAAGGAGAACCACTAGAAGATTTACAAAAAGCACAGTGGTACTTAAACAGACTAGTAAAGGAGGTCAGTAATGGGGCAGGTTAAACAAGCAGTGCTAGAAGTAGAAGATTTTGTTGCAGGTTGTTTACGTCAAGGTAGAACGTTAAATCAAACCATACGAGATGCCAGAGAATCTTTGGCAGCAAAAACTAATCCTTATTTTGATGATGAGGAATTAGTAGAAAACAAATACTACCAATTTAAAGGAGCAGAGTAATGGATATAAGATCATTAATAGTAAAAGCGTTAAGAAAAAAATATGAAGCAGATATAGAACAGGCAAAAACTACTGTCAATATATATCTTGAAAGACCTGTGGGTATAGGTGAACACCCACAACATTTGGAAGAAGTAGATAAACTACTTACTGTAATAGTTGATGCAGAAGATAAGATGAGAGCATTAAACAGTCATTTTGATGATGACATACCATTTTAATAGGAGGATAAATGGAAGATAAACAAGAAGCTAACCCCAAAACATATCTCATAACATCAGAACAATTAATGGATATTATGAGATATTTAATGAGTAGACCATATGGTGAAGTGGTTAATATAATGAATTCATTATCTAAATTAACACCTTTAAAACCTAATGAAGGAGAACAGGATGTCAGAAAAAAATAATATAGATAAGTATACTGGTATATTGTTTGAGTTAAAAATAGGTTTGAATAGGGATAATGCAATAGTAATTGACTATGGTGGTAAACCTGTAGGTAAAATTAGAGAAGCATTAAAGTCACATCCATATCATGGTAACTTATGTGCTGCTGTAATAAATCATGCTAACTCAGTGGGGAAGAAACTACAAGATGATATTAAACAGATTATACAGAAAATATAAACTTACAATCGTGCAAAAAAAAAGACACCCAGAGTAAATTCTCTGCGTGTCTTATCGTTGCCTGCGTTGGGGAGTCTTTATGGCTCCCCTTTTTTATTGCAGATTTGTCATCTGCTCGTTTATAGGTTTTCTCCTTGGTAATATTAATCTTTCTGTTTCTATTAAAGGTTTTACTCTAGTTCTGTACACATCATTTAAAAGTTTATTATAATTTTCATTTTCTGCATACCCTGCTTTAGATAAATCTTCAAAGTATTTTTCCATACTAGTTTCATTATTTTGTGCAGACTTTACTATTTCTGAGTACCTCTCATCACCAGACATCAAAGATAGGTATGCTCTTATACTATCTTTAGCATCCTCAAACTTTCTAACTCTTGCAGGGTTAGTAGGACTTTGTGACATTATAAAGTTCTGATCTTGCCCTGCTTTCATTCCAAAATAATTGTTAGCAGCTTTTGCAGTAGGACTATTTTCAAAATTAAAATTAGCACTTTCAATAGTTGCAACAGTCATAATTAAATCATTAGGAATTTTTGCTTCTATAGAATCTTTTCCATATTCATTTTTAACTTCTTGAACTAGTTTTAAAAAGTTTTTTGCTTTAGTTAAATCTGACATAGCTACATTACATATAAGTAAACTAACAATTCCAAGCACGAAGTGCTTTATTAATTCTTGAATTTGGATCATTAGCAGTTTTTTTAGATGTTAATTTTTTCTTCATACCTTTCATCCTTGCACAAAAACTAGCACGCCTCTTGTTGCCAACTTTTTTACTGGGAGCCTTTAAATTACCCCCTGTTGCACGATTATAAGAGTCACGACCTTTTTGATTAAGACCTCCCTTAGGATTCTTACCTTCTTTTCTTTGCCATGCTGGTGTTTTAGCCATTATTTTTTCCTTACTGTCATCGCTGCTCTTTTAAACTGTGCGGCAGTAGGTGCACCTTTAGCACCTTTTTTTCTCATCTTACCGCCACGTTTTCTTTTAGCATGGATGTTAGCGTATAATCCTTTTCTCATTATGCTTTCTTTTTCTTTTTATTTCTTAACATAGCGAAGTCTTTTTTAGTAAGTTTACCATCTCCATCCATGTCTAGTTTTTTTCTATTACCTGATACTTTTTTACTTTTATTCATTTTCTTTTTCTTCATCATTTTTCCGTAGTGTCCTGGCATTAGCTGTACCTCCTGTATTTAGCTGTTTTTTTTGCAATCCCTTTCGGTTGCTTCACA